GCGAACGGCACGCCGTACCTGCCTCTCGTCGCCTCCAAGGCGACGCACCAGGCCGATACGGTGGCTGCAGACCTGGCAGCCATGAAGGTGGACTTCAACGCCCTTCTGGCTAAGCTTCAGGCTGCCGGCCTGATGGCGTAAGGGTCTCAGAAAGTAGTACTAAACTATTCGGGAAGGAGTTGAAACTGTGGCATCAAGACGAGTAAGTGAACCAGAACCTAATGGTTCTCGTCCCCGTCCGGCAACAACTCCTGACGGAAGAGAGAATCAGCTCATCGCGGCCGCGGTAAACCTCGCCGAGAAGCAAATTCTGGCCGGTACTGCATCCGCACAGGTGATCACGCACTACTTGAAGCTCGGTTCGTCACGAGAGCGACTCGAACAAGAGCGTATTCGTCACGAGAACGAACTTATGGCAGTGAAGCGAGACGCGATCGCCAAGCAGGAAGACATTCAGCTTCTGTTCGCGCAAGCGACTGATGCTATGAAGGCCTACAAGGGCGAAGACGTTCCTCCTCGGGACGACTACGATGACTTTTAGGACCTATCAGAAGCTCAGTCACATTGCCACGTTCGAGGGACGTTACCGTTACCTCTCTCTGACTGGTGTAGTCGGCGAATCGACCTTCGGCTTTGACCGATGGGTCAACCAACGATTCTACAAGTCCAGAGAGTGGCGACGTATCCGCGACATCGTCATCATCCGCGACGAAGGCTGTGATCTCGGAATCCAAGGACACGAGATCCATGGACCGATGTACATTCACCACATGACTCCAATGTCCGTAGAGGATATTCAGGTAGGTGACGAGTGGATCATCGATCCGGACTATCTAATCACGTGCACGCACAATACCCACAACGCAATTCACTATGGCGACGAGTCCAAGCTAGCAAAACCTTTCGTTGAGCGTAGGTCGGGAGACACGAAGTTGTGGTGAGAGGAGATATTCAGATGGCTAACTACGATTCATCGATGAAGTACTTCGCTGACGAGTTCATCAAGCTCTCGCCGAAGGACCTGGAGCTCGGCGGCATTTACGCCGACAAACCTGGTTACCACAACAAGCGGGCGGATCTCCCGAGCGACGACTACAGCGTTCGTGAGTTCGAGATCGACCGGAAGGGTCCCTCCACTAACGCCTCGGCCGTCGACATCACCAGCAAGACGGCTCAAGGTGGGAACTACGACCTGATCAACAAGTACAGTCGGCGTCTGCTGGCTGCCGGTCAGGCGAACGATCCCCGGACCACCGGCTGGCGTGAGTTCTTCGGTCAGACCGACAAGGATGGTGGCGTCGAAGGTTGGGACTTCGCCAAGAACCACTCGTCGACCAGCTCTGACACAAGCCACAACTGGCATATTCACCTGTCGGAACACCGCGGCTACACCACGAGCAAGGTCAACAAGGACGCTCTTCTGTCGGTACTCAAGGGAGAGACACTTGCTGCCTACAAGGCCCGAGGCGGACAGTTCGTAGGCGAGTCCACGACTCCGACTCCGGCTGACAAAGTAGCGGTGGACGGCAAGCTCGGCCCGGCGACGATCAGTCTGTGGCAGAAGGTCATGGGCACTACGGTCGACGGTGTAATCAGTGAGGGTCCGAACGGTAGCGAGCTCGTCAAGGCGGTCCAGCGCAAGCTGGTCTCGTCTCTGGGCCGTTCCCTCAAGATCGATGGCTTCGGTATCAAGCAGGATGGTCGTCAGTACGAGACGACCGCTCGTCTGCAGCAGTACCTCAAGACCCCAGTCGACTACCGTCTGTCGGTTCCGGTCTCTGAGTGCGTCAAGGCCCTTCAGCGACGGCTCAACACAGGCACGTTCTAACCGAGGGAGGTGTTCCACGTGGCAACCAGCATCCTAACCGATGCCAAGAAGGTACTCGGCATTGCCGAGGAGTACGAAGCCTTCGACGTCGATATTCTGATGCACATCAACACGGTCTTCTCGACGCTCAACCAGTTGGGCATCGGCCCCGACGACGGATTCGAGATTGAAGACAAGACCACCACGTGGGACGCCTTCTCTACGGATCTTCGGATGAGTAATGTGAGGACCTTTATCTATCTTCAGGTCCGGATGTACTTCGATCCACCGACTACCGCCCACCACATCACTGCGATGCAGAACCAGATCGCGGAACTCACGTCCCGACTGAGCATCCTGAGGGAGAGTGATTCATGGACACCGCCACCAGTCCCAGTCGGGGCGACCTGGTGCCCTTCGGAGTAAAGGGTGAGGAGTTCGTCACCGATTTCCTTGAGCATTTTGGCGTCAAGGGCATGCACTGGGGGCAGCGCAAGGCCGAGCCTAGTGCGGGTGAGGCGGCCGCTCGTCTCATTGCGAATAAAGTGGGCTCTACGGTCAAGGCTTTCCACAAGGAGAACAAGGCCGACATTGAAACAGCCCGTGCTGGGTTGGCTAAGACAAGTCAGACTAAGCAGACCCACAACCAAGTGATTACCAAGGTAGGTGGTCTTCACAATATTTCTGACCGTGACCTGAGGCTGATGCTGAATCGTCTGGACATGGAGAAGAAGTATTCGGCGATCCTGCACGAGGATCGACAGAAGCGGATCGACGGAGGAAAAGCCCTCCTCAAGGTACTCGGTAAGGCTGGGGAGATCGCGGTGCCGATCATCCTTGGCGTTATCGCGACGAGGGCCGCTACAAACGCCTTCCGTGGAGACGCCCCTTTCAAGGTGCCGGTCGTCAACCCTCAGGTCATCGAGGGTGTTGCTCGCACTCTGGGTAAGTTCCCAGAAGGTCACTAGAGGGGAGGGTTGGCATGAGTTTGTCGAACACCGCGACTCCCGTCTATTACGGACAGTTTCGCGACGCGGTACTTCGAGGGGACGTTCCTGTTTGTCGGGAGATCTCAATGGAGATGAACCGCATCGACGCGCTCATCGCCAACCCGAACTACTGGTACGACGACAAGGCAATCGACGGATTCATCCTTTACTGCGAGAATGAGCTCACGCTTACTGACGGTAGCGACTTTCACATGCTACCTTCGTTCAAGCTGTGGGCCGAGCAGATCTTTGGATGGTATCACTTCATCCAACGTGAGGTCTGGGACAAACAGCAGCATCGCTTCGTTACCAAGATCATCAAGAAGCGTCTCATTGAGAAGCAGTATCTGATAGTCGCTCGTGGTGCGGCTAAGTCCATGTACGGCATGGCCATCCAGGCCTACTTCCTGAATGTGGACACCGCGACTACCCACCAGATCACCACGGCTCCGACGATGAAGCAGGCCGACGAGATCATGTCTCCTTTTCGGACCGCGATCACGCGCGCACGCGGGGCTCTGTTCAAGTTCCTGACCTACGGTTCCGCTCAGAACACGACTGGCTCAAGGGCTCTTCGTCAGAAGCTCGTCTCCACCAAGAAGGGGATCGAGAACTTCCTGACCGGTTCGCTGCTTGAGGTCCGTCCAATGTCTATCGCTAAGCTGCAGGGTCTTCGTCCGAAGGTCTCTACAGTTGACGAATGGCTATCTGGAGACCTTCGAGAGGACGTCGTCGGGGCAATCGAGCAAGGTGCATCCAAGCTGGACGAGTGGCTGATCGTTGCGATCAGTTCGGAAGGTACGGTTCGGAACGGTTCGGGCGATACCATCAAAATGGAGTTAATGTCCATCCTCCGTGGAGAGGGCACGCCAGCCGACAACATCTCGATCTTTCACTACAAGCTCGATGATCTGACTGAAGTAGCTGACCCGACCATGTGGGTCAAGGCTCAACCCAACATTGGACTGACTGTCACCTACGAAACCTACCAGCAGGACGTCGAGCGAGCCGAACGAGCTCCAGCGTCTAGGAACGACATCTTGGCTAAGCGGTTCGGGATCCCGATGGAGGGGTACACCTACTTCTTCACCTACGAGGAGACTGAACCCCACGGCAAACAGGACTTCTGGAAGATGCCCTGTGCTATGGGTGCTGACCTCTCACAAGGCGATGACTTCTGTGCCTTCACTTTCCTGTTCCCCTTGCGATTGGGGTTCGGTGTGAAGACCAGAAGTTACATCACCCGACTGACTTTACACAAACTGCCTGGTGCTATGCGGGCTAAGTACGAAGAGTTCATCCAAGAAGGCAGCCTTCATGTCCTAGAGGGAACTATCCTCGACATGATGGAGGTCTACGAGGATCTCGAAGCCTTCATAGAACGTGAACAGTACGACATTCGAGCCTTCGGTTTCGACCCGTACAATGCCAAGGAATTTGTGAATCGTTGGGAGATGGAGAACGGTGCCTACGGCATCGAGAAGGTCATCCAGGGTGCTCGGACCGAGAGTGTTCCTCTTGGCGAGTTGAAGATTCTTAGCGAAGAACGCATATTGTTCTTCGATCAGCGTCTAATGCAGTTCGCCATGGGTAATGCCATCACCATTGAGGATACTAACGGTAACCGAAAGCTCCTCAAGAAGCGAATGGAAGACAAGATCGACAACGTGTCTGCTCTTATGGACGCTTACGTCGCCTGGAAGCTACATAAGGAGATGTTCGAGTGAGTGAGATGACGCATGAACAGGCTCTTGCTCACTTCGGGATCAAGGGCATGCACTGGGGCCAGCGTAAAGCCGTGACTCCGGCGCAGAGAATTCGTCAGATCCAAGTCGAGAAAGACAAGTTTAGTGGTCAACGGATTGTCGATGGCGCTGGACTAAAGGGCTGGGCGATCAACAAGGGTTCTAAGCATCCAACCGCTCGTGCGATTACGAGTGTTTCCCTACGAGGCGCGTTCGAGGTAGGGGTTATTCTTGGCGGCGGAAAACTCTTGCTAGACCACGTCAGTGCGAGTCCCAAAGCTAAGCAAGGTGCCGCTATTGGTATCGCTATGCTTGCTGGGCAGGTTGGCTTGACTCGAATCAATCAGATTCGGGATGTCCGTCAATTCAATGCTCACGATAAGTTGATCAAAGAGGAAGCGGCTCTTCGTAAGCAGCTTGCTGCTCAGTCGAAGGCTCACGCAAAGGCCCGATCCAAGTGAGTGAGATGACGCATGAACAGGCTCTTGCTCACTTCGGGATCAAGGGCATGCACTGGGGGGAGCATCACGCTCTGGCTGAGGCAGTCCGACCTGGCAGTAAGAAAGCGGCTGACATTCGTCAGTTCGGCACCCGTGGAGTCTCTCGAATCGAGGCTCATCGGTCCGCCGGGATGTCCCGCAAGGAAGCCGTAGCCAAAGAGCGACACAGAAAGAGAGTTCAGTCTGGAGTCGTCGCTGCGGCTGCTCTTCTGGCGCTCAATGCTCCGCGCATTCGCGTGGCCTTGAATACGGCACTGGTTACGGCCGTCAATAGCAAACGAGCCGCGGACGGAGCTAAATTCGCCGCCTCGATGCTGGCAGATAGCCGAGGTCTGACCAACGTCAAGACTCTCAACGTCGCTTTCGATGCCTCAAGGAATCTCTGGGGCTAACACCGAGTAGCCCGAAGGAGGTGACTCATGGCATCACTGCGTTCCCGGTTCTCCAAAGCTATATCTACGGGTCTGTCTCATGCGTGGAACGCGTTTACTTCGCAGAATCTCGCTTCCGAGCCTCCTTCGACTGGTGGTGGAGGAGTTTGGTACGGAGGTCGACAGGATCGGTACCGATCGGTAACCAGCTTCAATGGCGAACGTACGATCGTCGCGTCAATCTACAATCGACTGGCTATCGACGCAGCATCGATCAATATTCTCCAGGTTCGAGTTAATGATGCTGGTCAATTCATCGACACAATCGACAGCGGGTTGAACAACTGCCTTACAGTCGAGGCCAATATTGACCAAGGCGCTAGGCATTTCCGTCAAGACATGGTTTCGACGATGTTTCGCAAGGGTTGCGTGGCGATTGTGCCTGTGGATACCACAATCAACCCCTCGACGGCCAGTTTCGACATCAAATCCATGCGCGCTGGAGAGATAATCGAGTGGCGCTCGTATCATGTGAAGGTTCGCCTTTACAACGAGCGTAAGGGCATTCTGGAAGACATCTGGCTTGAGAAGAAGTTCGTTGCAATCGCGGAGAATCCGTTCTACGAGGTGATGAACGAGCCCAACTCAACCCTAGCTCGTCTGATCTGCAAACTCGCACTCCTGGATACCATCGACAAGCAGTCAGGATCGGGCAAACTCGATCTGATTGTCCAACTTCCCTACGTGGTCAAGGGCGAGGCTCTCCGACAGAGGGCTGAGCAGCGTAAGGCTGACGTTGAGTTCCAGTTGGCGAATAGTCAGTACGGCATCGCCTACATCGACGGTACTGAGAAGATCACACAGCTCAACCGGCCGGCAGAGAACAATCTTCTGAAGCAGGTGGAGTACCTGACGGCCATGCTGTACAACCAGCTGGGTCTCACGGTAGAGGTGATGAACGGTACCGCCGACGAGGCGGCCATGCTGAACTACTACGCTCGGACTATCGATCCGATCGTCTCGGCGATTGTCGAGGCCATGGCTCGTACGTTCCTGACTAAGACCGCTCGGTCTCAGAAGCAAACCATCATGTCCTTCCACGACCCGTTCAAGTTTGTCCCGCTCAGCCAGATTGCTGAGATCGCTGACAAGTTTACGCGGAGCAACGTTGCGACGCCCAACGACATCCGCCCGAAGATCGGTCTCAAGCCGTCTAAGGATCCGGTTGCCAGCACGCTCGGCAATCCAAACATGCCGAACGACAAACAGCTCACCGCAGGGCCCAAGCAGGCAATCGAGGCTCGGCCGAAGCAGCTACAACTAACTGGAAGTGGAGGAAGCAATCAAAATGGAGCCTAATTTCTCCGGCTGGGCAACTCGGCCTGACATTAAGTGCACTGACGGCCGAACAATCAAGCCTGGCGCGTTCGAGCACATGGACGGCAAGAAGGTCCCGCTGGTATGGTCTCACAGCCACGGTTCCCCGGAGAGCGTTCTCGGGCATGTCATGCTTGAGAAGAAGGATGGTGGTCTTCGCTGCCACGGTTTCTTCAACGAGACTCCGTCCGGCACCGCTGCCCGCATGATGGTCGAGCACGGGGACGTTGACTCGCTGTCCATCTGGGCTAACAAGCTCACTGAGAAGGCGAAGCAGGTGTTCCACGGCTTCGTTCGTGAGGTCAGTCTTGTGTTGGCTGGTGCCAACGAAGGTGCGAAGATCGATGCCGTCAATCTTCAGCACTCTGATGGTGATTCTGAGGTCCTGGAGGATGAGGCAATCATCTTCACGGGTCTGGCACTAGAGGTCGTACTGGAGCACGCTGCTCCCGCTTCCAGCGATCAGCGTACGGTCCAGGACGTCTACGACTCCATGACCGACGAGCAGAAGAACATCGTCAACTTCCTCATCGGCTCCGCTCTGTCTGCGAAGACTAGCGGCACGATGGCGCAGTCGGATGAATCCGGTGACGAGGAAGACGAGAACGACGAGAACGACGAGTCTGACAGTAACGACCCGAGCACCGCCGACGAGGACAAGAACCTCACTCACAAGGAAGGAACCAACGACGTGACTGCGAACGTGTTCGACCAGAACTCGAAGAACGGCGGTCCTGCGGAGAAGCACGTGCTCTCTCACGACGACCAGAAGGCTATCCTGAAGCTGGCCAAGCGTCCCGGCCACACCCTCAAGACTGCGCTGGAGGACTGGTTCGAGAGCAACGCCCTGTCTCACGGCATCGAGAGCCTGGAGACCCTGTTCCCGGACGCTCGGAACATCACGGGTACCCCGGAGTTCATGAAGCGCCAGACCGAGTGGGTCGCCGGCGTCCTCAACGGCGTCAGCAAGACTCCCTTCTCCCGCATCAAGACGCTCCTGGCGGACCTGACGCAGGACGAGGCGCGTGCCCTGGGTTACATCAAGGGCAACCTCAAGAAGGAAGAGTGGATCTCTGTCACCAAGCGTACGACCGCTCCGACGACTGTCTACAAGAAGCAGAAGCTGGATCGGGACGATATCCTGGATATCGTCGACTTCGACGTCGTCATCTGGATCAAGGCCGAGATGCGGCTCATGCTGGAGGAGGAGCTCGCGCGTGCGATCCTCATCGGCGATGGTCGTGACCCGGGATCGGACGACAAGATCAAGGACCCGGTCGGTGCGCAGGACGGCATCGGCATTCGGTCGATCGCGTACGACAACCCGCTGTACACGACCGTCATCAACCACCAGTTCGACGCCCTGGCGCCGGACTACAACGCCCTCATCGAGCGGATCCTGCTGGCCCGCGACCAGATGAAGGGCACTGGTGTTCCGACGTTCTACACCACGTACGCCGTTCTGACCCGCATGCTGCTGTCGAAGGACTCGTTCAACCGTCGCCTGTACGCGACCAAGGACGACCTGACCTCGGCTCTCATGGTTAAGGACGTCGTGGCGGTTGAGGCGATGGAGGGCGACACCGCCATCGTCGGTGTTCTGGTCAACCTCCAGGACTACAGCGTCGGTACGGATCGGAATGGCGAGGTCACGCTGTTCGACGACTTCGACATCGACTACAACAACTTCAAGTACTTGATGGAGACCCGCATGTCGGGTGCTCTCACCAAGTACAAGGCGGCCATGGTCATCAAGTACGTCGATCCGACCTACACCGAGGTTGTTCCGAACGCGCCGACCTTCGTCAAGTCGACCGGCGTCGTGACGATCGTGGCGACCACCCACGTTGTGTACAAGAACGCTGACTCCGGTGCAACCCTGTCGACGGGTGCTCAGACGGCTCTCGACCCGGGCGCGACCCTCAACGTCGTGGCTGTGCCGGATGCCACCTACTTCGCCGACGACACCAAGTCCTCGTACTGGTCCTTCACGCGTCCGCACGCGTAAGGAGTATCTCTCGCGATGAGGTTCTCCGGAATCATCGGCTTCGCGGGCGGTAGGGTCGAGGATCCCCCTGGAGTCTGGAAGGAAACTCCGATTGTCGAAAGATCATATTTCGGCGATGTAATCCGGAATTCCCGACAGCTTCAGGGGGACCAGCAGGTGAATCCGAACGTCACTGTTGGAAACTCGATCAGTATCGTCGCGGATGCTCTTGCCAACGAAAACTTCATGAACATTCGCTATGTCGGTTGGATGGGGAGTCTGTGGACTGTCGAGAATGTCGACGTGCAGGCTCCCCGTCTTATCCTTAGGCTTGGGGGTGTATACAATGGGCCAACGGCTTGATCTCCACACGCGACTACTAACGTGCGTGGACACAGGTTCGGGTCAAAAGGTATATTTCCAGCCACCGGAGGATCTAGCGATTGTGCATCCGTGCATTGTCTACGCGAGAGACGCGGCTAACACGAGGTTCGCTGGCAATTTTCCGTATCTCTACAAGCAGAGATACGCGGTGACCATCATTGACCCTGACCCGGATTCGGTGATCATTGATAAGGTCGCAGCACTACCGCTATCTGTCTTTAACAGGCATTTCGCGGCCAACGGTCTAAACCACGACGTCTTCGTCGTTTACTTCTGAGAGGAAGAGCATGTCTGTACTTGTTTGGGATGCGGCGACGCAGCGCTTCTACGAGACCGGTGTCGACCATGGCGTACTGTACCCGGCGGTGGCTGGGCTGTACCCGCTCGGCGTCGCGTGGAACGGTCTGACCACGGTCACGGAGTCGCCTTCTGGCGCCGAGTCCACGAAGACCTACGCGGACAACATCCTGTACGCCAACCTGCTGTCCAAGGAGTTCTGGGGCGGCACGATCGAGGCCTACACCTACCCGGCGGAATTCGAGCCGTGCGACGGTCAGGTGGCTCCCGAGCCTGGCGTCAGCATCGGCCAGCAGCCGCGGCAGTCGTTCGGGTTCGCTTACCGGACGATCAAGGGTAACGACACCGAGGGCAACGGCTACGCCGAGAAGCTGCACCTCGTCTACGGTTGCCTCGCGGCTCCGTCGGAGAAGGCCAACACGACCGTCAATGACTCGCCGGCGATGGTGAACTTCAGTTGGGCTGTCTCCTCGACTCCGGTCGTGGTCGACGGCTACGACCCGACGTCCACCATTACGATCGACTCCTCGACGGTCGACGCGGACTCCTACCAGGCCCTCAAGGACCTGCTGTACGGCACGGAGGGCACCGATCCGACGCTCCCCATGCCCAACGAGGTCCTGGCTCTGTTCGCCGGTACGGTCACTGAGGTCTTCCCGACCGCCCCGACGTACGACAACGGTACTCACCTGGTCACGATCCCGTCGGTTACCGGTGTCGTGTACAAGATCAACGGCGTCACCCAGACCGCGGGTACTCACGCGCAGACGGCTGACTTCGTGGTTCACGCGGTTCCGGCTCCGGCTTACGTCTTCAGCCAGCCGTCGGTCGACGAGTGGTTCTTCGACTACTCGTAACAACTAGATGAGAGGAGGATCAGGGAGTGCTCACGCTATCGGTTCCAATCGACCCAGTCGAATCGTATAACGAGGCGACTGAAGAGTTCGTCATCGTCGCAACGAAGTACTTTACGTTGGAACTGGAGCACTCCCTGGTCTCCCTGTCAAAATGGGAGTCATTCTTTCACAAGCCGTTCCTCGGTCCGGCTGACAAGTCCACCGAAGAGATCATTTGGTACGTCCAAGCAATGTCTTTGACACCAAATGTCCCCCTGGAGATTTTCCAGAACTTCTCCCAGACCAATGTTGATCAGATTAACGCTTACATCGAGGACACGATGACGGCCACGTTCTTCAGTGAGTCGAAATCGACACCTTCGTTGCAGATCGTCACGGCAGAACTAATATACTACTGGATGATCGCTCATAACATCCCGTTCGAGTGCCAGTATTGGCATTTGAATCGACTTCTGACTCTCGTCAAGGTGTGTAACCGGATGAATGAGCCTCAGAAGAAGATGTCTCAAGCTGAACTGATCGCCAGGAACAGAGAACTGAACGCGCAGCGCCGTAAGGAATTCGGAACCAAGGGCTGAGAGGAGGGAACACGTGTCACGTCTCGTGTGGGATAGTCCCGGAGAACGTGTGTATGAGACCGGCGTGGATAGGTGTGTGCTCTACGTCACCGGTCTTGTCGGTGTCGCATGGAACGGTATTACCTCCGTCAGCGAGACTCCCTCCGGTGGAGAAGCTACGCCCTACTATCTCGACGGTGAGAAGTACATCAATGTGTCGGAGAAAGAGGACTTCTCGGCGACTCTTGAGGCGTTCACCTACCCTCAGAACTTCGCTCTCTGCGATGGAAGCGCGGAACCGTACACCGGATTGTTCCTGGCGCAGCAGAAACGAAAGTCTTTCGGCCTAACCTGGCGAACCATCGTCGGTAATGACACGCTTGCCACTGCGTTCGGCTACAAGATTCATATTCTCTACAATGCACGCGCCGAGCCGACGCAGAGAGTCAGTAAGACGATTGGCGAAGCAAGCGAACTAACCGCTCTCAGTTGGAGACTCGGAACTCTGGCTCCGGCGCTATCTGGGTACAGGCGAACCGCGCACTTCATGATCGACACACGGTATGCCAGCCCACTGACCGTCGCGGCCATCGAGGCCATTCTGTACGGAGATGACGCCACCTCACCGCGTCTCCCGACTCCAGAAGAGGTATTCGCTGCCTTCGAGCTGAACAGCACATTCATCGTTGTCGACAATGGGGATGGTACCGGAACCATATCTGGTACGGATCTCGAAGTTCACGTCACTGGTGATCCGACGATCTACACGATCGATTCTCCTGGTGCGGTCGAACTCGATGCCGACACCTTCCGACTCACATCGCACTAGAAAGGAGCGAGATGGGTACCGTAGATGTATTTAGCGCGTCAAGGACGCAGGCAATCGAAGACGGCGCCATCGTGAGTGGAGCTGTCGATGGCGGCACGGGTCACCTCATCCTCACGACACATGACGGAACTGATATTGACGCGGGCTATGTCCTGGGCTCTGTCAGCGCCGCCAGCACAACTGCACAGGGCATCGTTGAGCTGGCGACTGACGCCGAGACCATCACGGGCACTGACGCCGTACGCGCCGTCACCCCGCACGGTCTTGCCGCGGTCACGGTTAACCTCCAGCCCAAGGACTCGGACCTGACGGCGATCGCCGGCCTGGGCCCTTCCAACAACGACACCCTGCAGTTCATCGCGGGCGCGTGGGCTAACCGCACCATCGCGCAAGCAAAGACGACCCTGGCGATCGCGGTCGCCGATACGACGGACGGTGTAACTCTCCTGGCGGCTAAGGCTCCCCTCGCGAGTCCTACCCTCACGGGAACTGTCACTCTGTCCGGTCGCCAGGTCATCACGCCTGACACTTCCACCATTTCCTCGGCACATGCGGCAATCGATGCATCCCTGGGTAACAACTGGGACATCGCGGCGAACGCCAACTTCACTCTGGACAACCCGACGAACCCAACGGATGGTCAGGTCCTGCACCTCCGCATCACGCAGGACGCCACTGGTAGCCGTATTCTGACTCTGGGCACGGCTTGGAACGCTGGAACTCAGACGATTACGTTGTCAACTACCGCCAACAAGTGTGACCACCTGGTTGCGCAGTACAGCAGTGCTCGCTCCAAGTGGGACATTACGGGCTTCCAGGCAGGTTTCTAATGCCAGCGACGCCTTCGGTAGGAAACCACCTTGACGTGGCGGTGATCACCAACGTTGCGACTGCCACGATCGATATTACGACGGCCACCATCGGGAACTGGGTCTACTGCTTTATCACGGTCGTTGGAGCGGTGAGTGTCGCTCCAACTATTACCGGATGGACCCAGGTAACGGTCGACAGCCCGAACCTGAAGATTCTACGACGTAAGAAGGTTGGTGGAGACACTACCTTCACTGTCAACTGGACCGGTAACTCCAACGCCATGATTTCGTGGGTCGAGTGGAGTGGTCTGGATCCGACGTCTCCGGATGAGTCTGCCGCGGCTACTGACTTCTCTGGAACTACTCGTACCGCAGTTCCGACGCCTTCGGCCACTCCGACAACGACTGGTCGATACGCGGTTGGATATTTCGCTACAAGGGCTACGGTTACTGGAGACAAGGCCATAACTTGGACGTCTGACGCGGCTCTCACGGAGATCGTCGATGCCAATGGTTCGGCTGGCTCGGTGAGTTCCTGGGTTGGCCACGAAATCGCGTGGTCAGTGACTCCAGTAACCAATGCGTCACACACCTACACTGCCACTCACAACATCACGGAGACCCGAGACTTCTCGGCGATTCTCTTTCTGATTCCGGACCCCGCCGGCGGGAGCACCGCTAAAGCGGGGTTCTTCGCCTCCTACTAAGACTGGAGCCACCGATGTATATTTCAGCTACATCGACAGGCTCCTTTGATAAGACAACGAAATTCCTACAAGACATGGCGCGTATCAACTCAACCGTCATGTCGGCGATGCACGAGTGTGGTCAGCAGGGTGTAAATGCTCTGTCTGACCACACTCCGGTGTCTACTGGTAGGACAGCCCACGCGTGGGGATACGAGGTCGAAGGTGATGCGAAGGGTTGCTCCATCACATGGACCAACTCGGACGTCGAGAGTGGTTTCCCTGTGGCGATCATGCTTCAGTACGGCTACGCGACCGGCACCGGCGGTTACGTCCAGGGCCGTGACTACATTAACCCGGCCATCAAGCCTATATTTGACCAAATCGCGGACAAGATCTGGAAGGCGGTGACCTCAGCATGAGCAGTGTGGACCAGCGCGTAGTTCAAATGAAATTCGACAACATCGAGTTTCAGAAAGGCGTCAAAGACACACTCACGTCTCTTGATCAATTGAACAAGGGCCTCAAGCTCGAAGGGGCCACCAAGGGCATCAACGATATTTCTACCGCAGCATCGCGGTTTTCCCTCGCGAATATTGCATCTGGGGTAGAAAATATCTCCGATCGGTTCAAAGCCCTCTCGGTAATCGGTATTACGGCTCTGGCTACGATTGCTCAGAAGGCCGTCAACGCCGGTCTCCAGATCTCCAGGTCGCTTACTGTCGCTCCGATCTTGCAGGGTTACCACGAGTATGAAACTCAGCTGAACTCGATCCAGACGATTCTGGCGAACACCGCGACCGAGGGCACGAAGCTCAAGAATGTTACGGACGCTCTAAACGTTCTTAACACTTACGCTGACAAGACGATTTACAGCTTCTCTGAGATGACTCGGAACATCGGTACCTTCACCGCCGCCGGCGTTAGTCTCCAGACCTCCGTCGAGGCCATCAAGGGTATTGCCAACCTTGCTGCTCTCTCAGGCTCGAATGCCGAGCAAGCGTCTGCTGCGATGTACCAGTTGTCACAGGCCATTGCTGCTAATAAAGTTGGAGCACAGGACTGGATCTCGGTTGTCAACGCGGGTATGGGTGGTAAAGCCTTCCAGAATTCGCTGTTCGAGACAGCCAAGGCCATGGGCACCATCAAGACTAGCGCCCCTGACTTCGATCATTGGATCAAAGCTGGTAACACATTTAAGGATTCTCTGAAGGACGGATGGCTCACCGGAAAGGTCCTGACGGAGACGCTCAGGAAGTTCACGGGTGATCTGTCCGATGCCCAGCTCAAGGCAATGGGTTACAACAAGACCCAGATCCTCCAGATCCAGCAGATGGCTCAGAACGCCAACGACGCTGCTACCAAGGTAAAGACGTTCTCGCAGCTGTTGGATACCTTGAGGGAAGCAGTCGGTTCTGGGTGGGCGACCACTTGGCAGACTGTCTTCGGCGACTTCAACGAAGCCAAAGTTCTGTTCACGAACGTAAATAATGTTCTTAGCGGCTTCATCAATACCTCAGCCAAAGCCCGTAACAAGGTTCTGGCGGACTGGAAAGCTCTTGGTGGCCGGACTGCTCTGATCAACGGCATCGCTAATGCGTTCCATGCACTCATGGCGGTTGTTCAGCCGATCAAGGATGCGTTCCATGACATCTTCCCGCCGGCGACCGGTGCTCAACTCGCCTCGTTGTCGAAGTCATTTGAGGAGTTCACCAAACACCTCAAAATAGGAGCAGATACTGCGGACAAGATCCATCGCACTTTCGCCGGTGTCTTCGCGATCTTCAAGATCGGGTACGACATTGTCAAGGAAATTGCTCTGGTCTTTATCCACGTATTCTCCGCGCTGACTTCTGGCTCCGGTGCCATCCTGGACACGACAGCCAGTATCGGAGACTTCATTGTCGGTCTCAAGAACACTCTCGAATCGGGTGACAAGCTCCACAAGTTCTTCCAGAACATCGCGAAGGACCTGGACAAGCCCATCGAGAAGGTCCGAGAGTTCTTCGGATGGATTAGCGACGCATGGCACGGAGTTGACAAGCTCGCCAAGCCAGCAGTAGACGGTCTGCACAAGGCACTTACTCCTCTGGAGAGTCTTGGCAACCGACTATTGAGCATCTGGCAAGGATTCGCCAACGTTCTGAGTGCTGTTGGCAAGTTCCTAAAGCCTATCGGTGTGGCTATCGGAAAGTTCTTCACTGGAGTCGTCGACAAGATCAAGACGAGTTTCGGTGACATCGACTACGACAACCTGTTCGACGGTCTGAACGTCGGTCTTCTGGCAGCCATCGGGATCATCCTCAAGAAGATTCTCAGTGGTGGCTTGAAGCTGGACTTCACCGGAGGCGTATTCGACAAGATCAAGGAAGCGTTCGAAGGTCTCACCGGCACACTCAAGACGATGCAGTTGCAGCTGAAGGCCAACGCCCTCATCAAGATCGCTGCAGCTATCGCACTTCTTACGGTATCGGTGATCGCACTCTCCCTGATCGACTCTAAGAAGCTCACATCGGCAACGGCTGCTCTTACTGTGATGTTCACGGATCTTCTGGTTTCTCTTGGTGTATTTGAGAAGATCACCAAGAACCAGGGTTTCGTTAAGATGCCTTTGGTCACTGCATCTCTGATTGCTCTGGCAATCGCTCTGGATCTCATGACTATTGCAGTCAAGAGCATGTCGGAGTTGAACTGGAATGAGCTGTCCAAGGGACTTACAGGCCTTGCGGTAGTTATGGCCGTTATGGTCACCGCGACCCGCTTGCTCCCCAAGGAAAGTCTTATCTCCACCGGCGCTGGAATGGTTATTCTGGGTGCTTCCCTGAAGATCATGGCTAGTGCCATGAAGGACTTCTCCAGCATATCCTGGGCCGACATGGCAAAGGGCATCACTGGAGTAGCACTTGTTCTAGGCGCTCTGATCCTCGTAAGCAAGACTATGGAGAAGAGCAAGGGCGGCATATTTGAGGATCTGGAGTTCATCCTTCTGGCGGCGTCGATCAAGATCCTTGCCATGGCAGTTGGTGACTTCGGAAAGCTCTCTTGGGGTAGTATCGCCAAGGGTCTAGTGGCTATGGCCGGTGCTCTGACCATCATGGTCACTGCTATTGACCTAATGCCTCCCACAGCCGCACTTTCCGCCGCGGGAATTACGGTAGCAGCTCTCGGACTCGGTAAGATCGCCGAAGCACTTGTCATCATGGGCAAGATGTCTTGGGGTGAAATCGGTAAGTCTCTCGTTGAGTTCCTCGGCGTTATGACGATCCTGTCCACAGCTCTAGATATCATTGACCCCGCGGCTCCTCTGGCTGCGGTTGCCATCTATATTACAGCTCTTGCTCTCGACAAGGTCGCTACCATACTGGATCACTTCGCTAAGATGTCTTGGGGCGAAATCGGTAAGGCAATGACTGTGCTGGCGGGTGCTCTGTTCATTATCGGCGGCGCACTGGACATCATGTTGATTGCTCTTCCCGGTGCCGCGGCTATGGTCGTTGTTGCCGGAGCTCTTGCGGTTCTTGTCCCGGTCCTGTTCGTTCTAGGAAAGATGTCCTGGGGTGAGATCGCTAAGGGTCTTGGCGCATTAGCTGCCGTGTTCACGGTTCTAGGAATCGCCGGACTTCTCTTGGCTCCAGTGGTACCAATCATATTTGCCTTGTCTGCAGCAATCGCTCTAATTGGTGCTGGTGTTGCTCTGGCCGGCGCAGGTGTATTCCTGTTCGCCGCAGGTCTTACGGCTCTAAGCGCAGCAGGAGCTCTGGGTACCAAGGTCCTCGTGGACATGGTTACTCAGCTGGCTGGTCTTATTCCGTTGGTGCTTACTAAACTCGGCGAAGGTATCGTCGCGTTTGCTAAGGTCATCGCTACGGCAGGACCTGCTTTCACGGCTGCGATCACTACAGTTCTGACCTCGTTCATGGACGCCATCATCAAGTTGACTCCCAAGATCGGTGCTGTCTTCCAAGTTATTCTGACGTTGCTTCTAGACCTCGCGGTCAAGAACATTCCGAAGATGGTGGACGCTGGTCTGAAGATCCTGATCGGTTTCCTGAACGGAATTGCCAACAATATCGGTCTCGTTATCACCGCGGCGACCAACCTGATTGTGAACTTCCTGAACGGGATCAGCAAGAACAACAAGCGAGTGATCGATGCAGGCTTCAACCTGATCATCACCTTCGTGAACAGTCTTGCTGACTCGATCCGAGCACACACGCCGGACATGGTCAAGGCCGGGGCCAACCTGGCTGACGCGATCATCAACGGCATGACCGGTGGTCTGTTCGACGGAGTTGGTAAGGTCGTCGACGCGGCTAAGAACGTGGCTAAGCGAGCATTTGATGCGGCTAAGAACTTCTTGGACATTAACTCCCCGTCAAGGAAGTTCATCGAATTGGGTAAGTCTTCCTCCGAGGGAATTGCGGTAGGCCTAACCCGGTTCGCGGGTCTGGTTGAGACCGCCTCCGAGGGTGTTGGGAAGACGGCAATCGAGTCGCTCAAGAACACTCTCACGGGTATATCTGGTCTTGTGAATGACAACGTCAATCTCAACCCGGTTATTACTCCGGTTCTCGACCTAACTGATGTGAAGAAGAGCGCGGCTACCTTGGGTAACGCGTTTGGCAATACTCCGGTTCGGATAACAGCATCGGTGTCTAGCGCCAACGCGGCTGCGAACGGGTTCCAGGACAATCTCGATAACCGTCCTGGTGGTCCGGACGACGGTCAAGCTCCAATGACTGAACTCAACTACACACAAATCAACAACTCGCCGAAGGCTCTGTCTACGGCGGATATTTACCGTCAAACCAAGAATCAACTGTCGGCCAAGAAGGGAGAGCTGCCTTAATAATGCTTACCAAAGTAGAAGCACGGAATTCGGCGGGTTCCCTTCTGACCTTCCAGCTCGATGACGACTCGTCCGGGTTCGTGGTGAAGGATATTCAGGGTCTCGATCCGGTCAACGCCACGATCTCCAAGTCCGACTTCGCGCAGATGGATGGCACACAGTTCAACGCGGCTCGCCGTGAAGATCGCAATGTGGTCATCGCAATGGATCTGAGGCCGGACGACGCGGACACTCAAGTCAGCGATCTCCGGAAGCAGTTGTACGCTTTCTTCATGCCGAAGGTCCCAGTGGATCTTCGGTTCTACGACGATGAACTTGTGGTGAATGCAACGGGTCGAGTGGAGTCATTCGTGGCTCCACTCTTCACCGACAAACCACAGGCCACTCTCTCGGTCATGTGTTTCGATCCTGATTTCATCGCGTTGGATCCGGTGGAGCTCTCGGGTTCCACCGTTTCCAGCACGACCGAGACATTGATTTCCTACGAGGGAACAACGGACACCGGGTTCCAGCTTGCTCTGAACCTGAACCGTGCTGAGACTGACTTCAGCATTTACATCAGGTCTCCGGACGGAACTACACGTCAGATGGACTTCGTGATCAGCATGGCGTCCGGAGACGTCCTTACCCTGAACACCCAAACGGGACTCAAGGAAGTGACTCTGGTGCACAGTAGTGTCCAGAGTGACGCTCTGTTCGCTCTGACAGGCTCTACATGGCTTACGTTGTCACCAGGTGACAACTATATTCGTGTCTACGCCACCGGAGCGGCCATCCCGTTCGACCTCACATACACGCCTAGGTACGGAGGTCTGTAATGGAGGTGTATATCCTCGACGAGTTGTTCCGAAGGGTCAAGGTCGTGGATAGCCACTCCTCCATGATCTGGTCTGAACGAATGACTGATCTCGGCGATATGGAGATCGACATATTCTCGACGGACTCGGCCAAGCGTCTATTCCCATCGGGGACCTGGCTCGCGATGAGCCACTCGTACCGGATGATGCAGGTCGAGACCATCGAGGACAGCACGACAGACTCCGGCATCGCCACACTCAAGATCAAAGGTCGGTCCATGGAGAAGATCCTGGCCGACCGGCTGGCCTTGGGTGATCTGACTGACACGACGACTATGCCAAAGTGGGTCATAACCGACCAACCGGCGGACATCGCCAGGAAGATCTTCCACGATATCTGTGTGACCGGAACGATTGATGCGGGCGATATTATCCCATTCGTGACTGAAGGGACATTTCTACCCACTTCTCTCATTCCGGAACCTACGGACACGGTTACGTACGAGATCGAGCCGCAGTCAGTATATTCGTCGCTCAAGACCCTGTGCGATCTGTATCTCATGGGTTTCCGCTTCATCCGCAAGGACAATGGCGAAGCCGCGGCGGATATTTACTTCGAGATTTTCATGGGTAATGACCGGACTACTGGTCAGACCACGTTCCCGGCGGTCGTCTTCAGCGAGAGCCTAGACAACCTGCAGAACACGTCTGAACTGTCTTCCATAGCCCTTGAGAAGAACGTGGCTTACGTTGTCTCTCCTGTTGGCGCAGAGGTGGTCTACGCACCAGACGTCGACCCGGCCGTGGCAGGCTTCGAGCGCAAGGTGCTCCTGGTCAACGCTACGGACATCACGGATCCAGACGGCCCAACCGCCACAGCTCTCATGATCCAGCGAGGTCTGACTGAGCTCTCGAAGTATCGAAAGGTCTCGGCGTTCGACGGCGAGATGAGCCAGACAAGTCGGTATATTCCGAATGTGGACTTCTTCCAAGGCGACTTGGTCGAGCAGCGGAGTAAGACCGGTGCCAGAAACACGATGCAAGTCACGGAACTGATTCATATTTCGGACATTAATGGCGATCGCCATTACCCGACGTTGAGTCTGTACCAGTTCATCACCGCTGGCTCGTGGGATTCACAGCCGGCTGACCTGGTCTGGGACGCTGTTAACCCGGTCACTACCTGGGACGGTTATTCGTAACGAGGGAGGTTTGAGTCATGGCAGTTGGAGACGATGCCGCGGCCGCAGGGTATTCGCTTGTGGACGGCACTACTGACAAGGTAATCGACGGCGACACCGAGATCAACCGAACTCGCGACTACATTGCTCAGTTGAAGGTGACGATCCCCGTCGGCAAGGCTGCTTTCCGTACCGCGGCTGGTATCAGTTCTGGTACGGCAGCACCTTCCGGCGGGGCAGACGGCGATATTTACTTTCAGTACACGTAGGAGGACTGATGGCACGGATCACCGGGTCCTCCAACAACGGTTCATATTTGTACATAGACTACACCTACACCCAGAATGTCGCGGGTAACTACACCTCGGTTTCCTGGACATATGGCGTTCACTGGGGAACCTATTACTTCCGGATTGATGATGCTGTAATCAACTTCTCGACCACAGCATCCGGAGCCTCTCTGAGTGGCGCCGGCGGCACCGGTACCTACAACTCAGGTTGGCCTATCTCTGGGTCTGGTTCTAACCGAGACCACGTCATCAAATCTGGATCAACATCTGTTCACCACAACGAAGCGACCGGCGTAGGCAACATCAGGTTCGTGGGTAGTGCGTCTTGGGACACCCCAGGCAACTTCACTTCATCCATGAACTCGACGGTGACGCTCCCGACGATCCCTCGGGATAGCAGCGCGCCCAGCGCGCCAGTCATCACGAACGTAACCTCGACTAGCATGATTGCCACATTCCACGATGGAAGTGGCGGCGCTGAGATCGATTCAAGGCAACTGGCGTACAGCACCAGTTCATCCACCAAGTCGCCCATCATATCCTCGGATGGGTCGACAACCATATCAGGCCTTACTCCAGGTACCACTTACTATATCTGGGCCCGTACACACAATGCTGCGGGGTTTAGCGCATGGTCAGGACGAGCCACTGCCACGACGCTCGGTTCGCCATCGCCTCCGACGGCGCCTCTCGTTACGTCAGTGACCGAGTCCAGCGCAGTAGTGACGTGGGATCCGCCGGCCAACAACGGTTCGCCGATCACGTCCTATGATGTAGGCTACGCGACTACGGACGTAGACCCGACGACGATTGTGGCTGCTACATCACCCAAGACCGTCACCGGACTCGTTCCCTCCACGACGTACTATATTCGGGTGAGGGCTACGAACGTAGTCGGATCTAGTGCATGGTCGACAGCTACCGTCATCACTACTCTGGCAGCGGCTAACGTGCGAGTCTCCGGTGTCTGGGTTAATGCGATTCCCTGGGTCACCGTGAGTGGTGTACCGAAGCAAGCGGTTCCTTGGGTCAAAGTTAGTGGAGTTTGGGAGAAGGCGATATAACCATGTTTGACGGCGTACCAGTTGACAAGCTGACCGCACCTTTGCTTCTTCTGCTCGCCGTACTCATGGTTTTCCTGGGTCTCCTTGTTCCGCGGTACGTCTACAAGGCTAAGGAAAAGGAATGCGAGGCCTGGAAAGCGGCGTATTTCGCGGAGCGGGATGCGCGTATGGCTGCTAATTCCCAAACTGTCGAGCTTCTGGAGCTCGCAAAGACATCCAATAACGTCCTTCAGGCGATGTTCAGTTCGACTGGGCATTCCACGCCAAGGACGGGAGGTAACAAGTGGGATTCTGGAGACGCAATAAGGAGGCCGAGGAAGCAGCAAGGCGTGCTTTGGCCGATGCTCAAAGAAATCTTTCGTCAATAGAGGGTCGATCTGCGGAGGTACACAGCGTATCTGAGTCCCTTCGAGGTCTACGCGAAAGAAACCACTTCGCTCAGACACTCGATCAAATCATAAGGAGTGGAAGGCCAATCCGATGACCCACGACGTCCAGACCTTGCGCCAGTGGCTTTTCGTCGTTGTCGTGATTGCAGGTGTTGGAGCAACGTCAGTTCCGCTCCTATACGCCTTCACGGGGTGGCGAACGAGTCGACTTGGTAAATTGTTCATGTTCAAGTCCCTAGCATTCGCCACCCTGGTAGATACGTTCGTACTGTTCAAATTCTGGAAGCCGAACATCTACGTAATTGCCCTGGTTTACACCATTGTTTTCGCTGCCATTGCCACATTCTCCGTCGGAATGTCTCTCTACATATTTAGGGCGAATTGGCTTGGCCGAAAGGAGAGAATACATTATGACGAGTAAGGTGTACGACGCCCTCAAGCAGGTGGCTCAGATCTGGCTCCCTGCTCTGGGCGCGGCATATTTCAGTTTGGCTGGGATCTGGGGATTCCCCAATCCTGAGGACGTGGTCGGCACCATCGTGGTGATCGATACTTTCCTTGGCGTAGTTCTCCATATCAGCACTCAGACCTATTCTCAGTCAGAGAAGGCGTTCGATGGTACTGCGCACATCATGACTTCTCCGGACGGTACTGAGAAGACCTTCATGCTGGTCTTGAACAAGGATCCAGCGGGAGAACTCGTCGACATCGAGAGCAAGCCGTCCATTTCCTTCAAGATCAGTAAGGAAACTCCTAAGGTTAATCTCGCGGGCTAAACACGGCCTATAGTGAGACCCTAACCGAGGAGAACCCATGTTCACTATCCGTAGGACCACCGAACCGACCAAGCTTAAGGTCGTGATTGATGAGTTGCTCGACTCGTTGAAAGACAAAGACCCCACTACCCCCGAATACTCGGTGGTCGCGGACCAGATCCAAAAGCTCTACAAGCTGCAGGAGGTTGATTCCTCCCAGCGCGTGAGCAAGGAGACCTGGGCCCTGATCGCTGCGAATCTCGCGGGAATTGTGATCGTTGTCGGACACGAGCGATTCCACGCCATCACGACCAAAGCCTTCGGAATGGTGCGCCGCGCACAGTAACACGAGTACCAAAGAAGATCTCGCGTATACGCCGTCAGGTTAACCCCTGCACGGCGTATACGTTTTACACGGGTTATATTTCTGCTTCGCAAAGAATACAGGGCTTATAGTGAGAACCCTACTAAGGAGAAGCCATGTTTGGACGCAAAATTGCGCTGACCACTGTTGTTTCCACCCCCAAGATCACCTCCGATAACACCGAAACCACGAAGACCCCCGTCGACATTGAGAACCTCATTCTCACTCTCGAAGGAGCGATCGCTCGTAGTGCGTGCGTTGTCGGTCTGGTAATCGTTGGTGTGGTGGCCGCCAAGAGTGTGTTCCGCACTTGTGACACCGTCGTTGCTCACGTCTACAAGTAGCTCACAAGCCTAGTCCTCACAAGGGATTTAGGTTTTGTACAAGCAAAAATTTCCCGCGTGGGATTTTCGGCACAAAGTCGCGAAGAATACACACCCTATAATGAGACCCCTACGAAAGGATCAGCCATGATCAATTTCGAGAACATCCACAAGAACCACAAGCTTGCATACCTCGACGGCCTGCTCTGCGGCGTTGCCCTCACGATCATCGTGAACGGCTTCGTTAAAGACTACCGCGAGATGAAGCTTGCCCGGCGCTTGATGGATGAGACCGACACGACCACCGCTTCCAAGTAGAACCGAGACCTATCCATGAACCCGTGGTATAGGTTTTGCCTCGCAGAAATTACACGGCTTATAGTGAGACCACAATCGAAGGAGACCCCAAATGTCCCAGACCCCCATCACCGTCGACTCGTCCACCACCCCCAAGCTCCCGACCCCCAAGGAGATCGCCAAGGCCTTCGCGCCCATCGCGATCTCCTTGGCGGCCGGCATCGGCTTCGGGATGCTGATCGAGAAGATAAAAAACAAGGGAACCGACACCACCGAATCCGCCTGATCATCTCAACCTGAAAGCCCCTAAACCCGGCTTTTGGGTTTTGTTTTTTGAGGGGAGGTGGAACATGACCTGGTGGCAACGCATTCGCTTCAGCTTGGCGATGCTAAGGATAGGCCGTCTTGTGTACACGAACGAAGAGTATAAGGACGTGTGGTACTTCGACGATCTAACTCGTCGAAGAAAGGAAACGGCTCAGCCGTTTAAGTCTCAGTTCAGGATGGTGAAATGAACATCTCGGGTATTCCTCGACAGATCATGCGATTCGTCGGGAACAACTCGCCGGCGATCCTCACTGGGGTCGGGGTTGCTGGCGTGCTTACCACCGCGGTTCTCACCGCCAAGGCGACGTTCTCCTACATGAAGTCTCTGTCAGAGGAAGGATATTTCGATAGGGACTACACGTTCGAACGCACACCGAAGGAGCACTTCCAGAACGCTTGGAAGTTGTATATTCCTCCGGCTGTCGCCTGCTTCGCTACGGTCACTGCGATCGTCTGTTCCAATCGGATCGAGTACCGGCGCGCTGCTGCGGTAGCCGCTGCCTACGCCATATCCGAACGGGGCTGGGAGGAGTACAAGGCCAAGATCGTCGAGCGACTCGGTCCCAAGAAGGAGCAGGCGGCTCAGGACGAAGTGGCTCAGGACCGGGTGACCGCCAATCCGCCGTCCACGCAGACGATCATCCTCGGAGAGGGCGACTCACTCTGCATGGATTTGTGGAGCGGTCGGTATTTCCGTAGCACGATGGAGAAGGTCAAGACCGCCATGGCCGAGACCAACGCCAAGATCTACCGAGAGGATTGGGCGTCTCTCACCAGCTTCTACGAAGAGGTTGGATTGAAGTCCACGCAGGAGTCCGACAATATCGGATGGAACAAGGACCACCCGCTCGACTTGCGCTTCTCCTTCGCAGGAGACGACGAGGGGCACCCTGTCATGTGCTTCTCGTTCCGCGCAATCCCGTTCCAGTACTAAACCACAACCCGAAAGGAACCACCTGTCATGAAGAACCTGCTCACCAAGAAGAACGTCCTGCTCGCCCTGGGCGGCCTGGCTGTCACCGCCGGCGCCATGGCGTTCGCCAACCGCTCGTCCCTGGTCACGCACGTCGTGAACGAGGCTCAGGCTGGTCTGGCCGAGACTCTGGTCGACGTTGCCACCACGACCGCCAAGGCGGCCACCAAGGTTAAGAACGCCTAGTCCACCCGTCCACAAACCCACGACACACAAAGGAATATCATGCTCAAGAAGGTTATCCAGTACAAGGACCTCGAAGGCAACAACGTCGTCGATGATTTCTGGTTCCATCTGTCCATCGCCGATATTCTGGAGATGGAAACTGAGGTCGAGGGTGGTCTCAAGGCTCGGCTGCAGAAGATGATCGACAGCAAGGACGATACCCAGATCCTTTCGATCATGCGAGGCATCGTAACCCGAGCGGTAGGCGTAAAGTCCACGGACGGGCGTCGGTTCATGAAGGATGCTGAGCACAAGTCGGCGTTCTTGGACTCGAATGCCTATTCAGCATTCCTGGTCGAGATTATGACCCTGCCGGGTGCGGCCGTGGACTTTGCGAATGGCGTGGTCCCCGCGGATCTCGACGAGCAGATCGCTAAGGCTAAGAGTAACCAGCAGCAGGAGGACCCGACTTCCTCTTCGACGTCTTCGCCCACGTCCACGGTCACGCCGGTTTCCGAGTCTCCTCTGAACGCGCAGTCCTTCGGACGCACTGAGGAGCGTGACTTCACGGACTGGCGGACCTACACCGAGGCTGAACTCCTTGGGATGGACAACGACATGTTCGAGGCCATCGGCGGCAAGATTCGTCCGGGCGTCGACAAGGTCCTCCTGGCCATCGCGTTCAAGCGCCGGAACCGTGCCACGTCGGGAGGAGCCTAGACCAACTACGGGCTCGGCAAGTTCCTGCTCGACTGCGTCATGTTCGTCCTTACGGGTGGGCTCTGGCTCATCTGGATTTTCGTGCGTGAGATGCGCCGATAGTCATGTATTGGCTTCGCGTGATTGAGTGGTGTTTACGTCATTGCCACGGTCTGTGGGAATCAAGAGATGACGTTGACGCCGTACAGTGCTCGAAGTGCGGAAATCTGTTCTATCGAAACAAGTGATATTGAGGGGCACCGGCGAGGTCGCGCGTGGGAGGGGTCTCCGCGCAGCCTATTCAGGACGCCAGGTTATAAAAGACCGCACCTACGGTGAAATAGGCGCCCCTTATATCACACAGCCATTGAGAGGATCAAAATGCACATCTTCCTGCTGTTCCTGAAAGTCGAAAGTTACGCACTGCTGTTCTGTCTTGTGCTGGCAATTCTGTGCGGAATCGTCTGTGGTATTGGAGTGGGGATCGAGCGTCTTATCCTGGGACCGCGCGACCCGAATTCGCGTAATTAACACACCCTATAATGAGACCCCTAACAAGGCCTCTTATTATTCAGACAAGGAGAACCATGGACAAGCGTGACATCACTAACGCCATTGTTCAGATCATCGTCGGGGCTGCCGTTGGCGCGGTCGTCGACAAGGGTCTGGTTGCCCTCATCCCCGCCACTGGCAAGTTCAAAGTGGCCGAGATGACTGGCATGTTCGCGGGTTGGGCCGTGTGCAACAAGTATGAGTCTCAGCTCAAGGAGCTGGTGGACAACTTCTACAACAAGCGTGAGACCCGCTAGTCTCCAATACATCTCAAAACTAATCGGCTGAACGTGCCTTTTAGTTTTTGCCTACGAAGCGAGGTCGCAGTGCCGGAATATCCGCCAAACAGCTACGCCTCCAAGACCGCCAAGCCGGTTGAGGAGAAAGAGAAGGTTGAGAAGGTAATCGTCGGTGGAGTTACCCGCCGCAAGCCGTCTCTCGCTTCGAAGTTCAAGGCTACGTTCATTGGAGGTGACTCCAAGACTGTCGGCCGTTATATCTTGACGGACGTAGTCATCCCCACAGTCAAAGATCTCATCTTCGACATCATTACCCAGGGTAGCGAGAAGACCCTGTACGGCGACGCTAGGTCTTCCGGTCGTCGTACCGTCGCTTCTCGTATAGGTGGCGTGGCTTATACGGCCTATCACCGTGCGGCTCAGCAGGCTAACACAGTTAGGCCGGATCCTCGGTCCACTGTGATCCAGCAGAGGGCGGCAACTCGGGCAATTCCGGTCTTCGAGGACATCATCCTCGATACGAGGGTGGAAGCCGAAGGAGTTATCGACGAACTCGTTCAGTTGATCGGTAAGTACGAGCAGGCATCGATCACCGACTTGTACGACCTGCTGGGGGAAAAGGCAGAGTACACCTACAACTTGTGGGGGTGGCAGGATATTCAGGGCATGGGCGTCGACTACACCCGTGGTGGATATTTGCTGCGTCTACCTCCGCCGGTAGTGCTCAAGGAAGCGTAATGACGAACTCGCAGATACGTGAGGAAGTCAAGAAGGCATACAAGGAATCCCCGCAGTGGGCGGGAAAAGTCAACGCCATGACCGATGACCAAGTCACAGCCGTATTTATGCGGCTCAAACTCATGGGCATCATCAAAATCTGAAGGAGTAAGTAGGATGAAAATCAAGCTCGCAAAGATCAGCAACGCCATCACAAGTCGGGCCGGCACCAAGCTGCTGGCTATCCAGGGGAAGTCTCCCGCTATCCTGTTCGGCGCCGGCGTCCTCGGCGTAGTCACCGCGACCGTCATGGCGTGCCGTGCCACTTTGCGGCTGGATGACGTCCTGACTGAGCACCAGGAGGCCTTGACGAAGCTCAACTTCCTGGACGAGCACGTCGAGGAATACACTGAGGCCGACCACTCTCGGAACAAGTTGCGCCTGCTCATCCGTACCTCTGGTCGTATCGGTAAGCTGTACCTTCCGGGAGTAGCGGTGGGTCTGGTGTCCATCTGTGCACTGACTGGTTCGCACCTGATCCTGAACCGTCGCAACGTGGGCCTGACGGCTGCGTACGCGGCTCTGGACAAGGGCTTCCGGGACTACCGAAGCCGGGTCGTCGACGAGTTCGGTCGGGACAAGGATGATGAGTACCGATACGGCTCCATCGAGCGTGAGATTGTCGAAGAGACGAATACTGGCCCGGTCGTGAAGACGGTCAAGTCGTTCGATCCGAATAAGCGTACGGGCTACGCCAAGATCTTCGACGAGAGCTGTGCTCCGTGGGAGCGGAACTCGGAGTCCAACCGGGTGTTCCTCCAGTGCCAGCAGAACTTCTTCAACCAGCGTCTGCATTCCCGCGGACACGTGTTCCTGAATGAGGTCTACCGGGCTCTCGGTATCCCGGAGACCAAGGCCGGGCAGACGGTTGGTTGGGCACTTGACCGGAACCACGATAACTACGTCTCGTTCGGAATCTTCGAGAACATCGATGACGAGCGGGTCCGAGCGTTCGTGAACGGCAATGAGCGTTCCGTCCTGCTCGACTTCAACGTGAACGGTCCGATCCTGAACGTCCTCAAAGAGGAGATCTGACATGGACAAGCGAGTGGTCGCCATAACCGCCAGTCTGGCTGCGGCTTCCGCGGCCGCTGGCGGAGTGGCAGGTTATTTCCTCGGTCTCAGCAAGGGTGTCTATAAGTTCCAGAAAGAGCTTACGGCGCAGTTGGCCGCGGCCGAGAAGGTTTTCATGATGAAGCATAAGGTTGGGATGTATCGCAGCCCCATCGACCTGGTCGAGAAGGTGGAGAACAACGTGCCGGTGGAGGGTCAGACTGAGGAGCAGATTGCCGCTCACGAGGCTGCGTATAACACGCGTAGTGCCGTCACCGACCAAGACCTTGGGAAAATCATCGAGAGCCTGCGCAAGCCTGAGGTAGGCGGTCGTCCGGGTAAGCCGATCATCGGTGGTCCCAATCAGGTCGAGTACAATGTCCCGGACAAGTCCAACGGCTCTCGTGTGATGCCGGAGGAGGAAGCTTCGCTTCTGGGCATGCGAGAAGAGCTCCAGGACGCCACTGACGACGTCAACCACAACCTCTTCGAGGAAGAGTCGGAGCAGCCGAACTACTCGGAGTACATCGAGGAGAACCCGCGGACCCGTGAGGCTCCGTACGTCATCACCACGACAGAGTTCTCCACGGGAGACGACAACATCGACGACACATATTCCCTGGTGTGGTGGGACGAAGACGGTGTCGAGGGTATGGGTGTCCTCTCGGATATGAAGGACAACCCGATCGATGACATCGAGGCCACGGTCGGCTGGGACAACATGGAGAAGTTCGGGATGTGGTCTGGCAGCAAAAACGTCGTCTACATCCGCAATGAGCGTCTTCGCTGTGACTACGAGGTGGTCCGTCACCGGGGTAGCTACGCCGAGCATGTCGGTATCAAAGTGCAGTCGCAGCGGAAGCGCAAGTTGGCTCGTCGGGGCGCAGATGAGTGAGTCCGCCGCTTGATGAGTCATATTTCCAATGGCTCTACGGTCAAGTCGCCGATCCCGAAGAATCCAAGCCTTCCAGGACACACTGGGGGCTGCTGAAGCAGCTCTACACCAAGGAGTTCGCTTGGTTCGTCCCTAACGATGACAACCGAGCCGAGGATGGGAAGGCTCTTCGAGCGGAATTCATTGAGGAATCCGATATTCCCTATGTGGATGAATCATGGCTCACTCTCGGATGCTCGATGCTCGAACTTCTGATCGGATTGTCGCGGCGGCTCACCTTCCAAGCTGAGGGTGAGCCCCGCGACTGGTTCTGGCGACTAATCAAGAATGCTGGCCTGCATGTCCACAGCGATAGGCAAAAATTTCCGCGGGTGGACGTTGACCAGAAACTCGATGGGATAATCTGGAGGAAATACGAGTATAACGGACATGGCGGACTGTTTCCGCTGAGTTACTCTTACGCTGACCAGACAGAAGTAGAACTCTGGTATCAACTGCAGGCATATTTGATCGAAAACTGTTGAGCGGAGGGAGGTTAGATGGATTTCTTTCATATAGGCACTCGTGATGCCAAGGGAGTCGTGGAGATATTTCCGGACTTCGTTGTCGGGCGTTCTAAGGATCTGATGGTTCAAGGTAAATCGTTCTATGCTATCTGGGACGAGAAGCAGAATCTGTGGTCTACGGACGAATACGATGTTCAACGTCTCGTTGACGAAGAACTGAGTGCCTACGCCGAGGGACAGAAACTCCTCGGTTTCGAACCTAAAGTGAAATACCTCCGCTCCTACGGTAATGGTGGATGGAAACAGTTTCGCAATTTCTTGACTAATGTCAGTGATAACAGTCATCAACTTGACGAGACACTGACTTTTGCCAATACAGAAACGAAGAAGTCCGATTACGTGTCTCGTAAGCTCCCATATTCCATTGAGAACAAGCCATGCCCGGCTTGGGACGAAGTAATTGGGACTTTGTATGACCCTGACGAGCGTACCAAGTTGGAATGGGCGATCGGGGCAGTTATATCTGGGGACTCTAAGAAGATCCAGAAGTTCCTTGTCCTTTATGGTAGTGGTGGGACCGGCAAGGGAACTGCTCTAAGCGTAATCAAGAAGCTCTTCGAGGGTTACACGTCTACATTTGACGCGAAATCCTTGACCAGCAATGGCAGTAACTTCGCGATGGAGATATTCAAGAACCATCCGCTGGTGGCGATCCAGTTCGATGGGGACTTGTCGAAGATCGAGGACAACACCAAGCTTAACTCGATCGTGTCTCACGAGCCCATGACGATGAACGAGAAGTACAAGCCCACCTACACTTCTCATCTCAACGCATTCCTGTTCATGGGCACGAACAAGCCGGTCAGGATTACGGACGCCAAGTCGGGTCTTATTCGCCGATTGATCGATGTCCATCCGTCAAAGCGTCTTATTCCGGCGAATCACTACAATACTCTAATGTCACAGATCGACTTTGAGCTAGGGGCAATCGCGAACCACTGCCTCGAAGTGTATCGTGACTTGGGTAAGAACTACTATAACAACTACAAGCCGCTTGAGATGCAACTGCAGACCGACGTGTTCTTCAACTTCATTGAGTCACATTTCGACATATTTAAGGAACAAGACGGCACGTCACTTAAGCAGGCTTACGCATTGTATAAGACCTACGTCCAAGAGAGTGGGCTTGAATTCTCTCTTGCGCAGCATAAGTTCCGAGAAGAACTTCGTAATTACTTCGATACATTTGCGGATCGCACTGTGGTCGGGGGCGTTACGATGTTCAGTTATTATCAGGGTTTTAACGCGCAGGCGTTCAAAACCGTGGTAGGCAAGGATGTAACAGTCTTCTCCCTTGTTATGGACGAGACCATGTCCATATTCGATCTGGAAATGGCAGATCAACCAGCTCAGCTGGCCAAGGAAGACGGCACTCCGTCCGTGAGGTGGTCTCAGGTCAAGACTACGCTCGCGGTGGTCGATACCGCAGAAACGCACTACGTAATGGTTCCGCCAAACCATATTGTGATCGACTTCGATCTCAAGGACGATAATGGAAACAAATCTCTCGAACGAAATCTCGCAGCAGCTAGCGAGTGGCCTGCTACGTATGGAGAACTCAGTCGAAGTGGAGCCGGGGTCCATCTGCATTACATCTACGACGGGCCTGTCGACCAACTCGCTTCGGTATACTCTGACGGGATTGAAGTCAAGGTATTTTCAGGGAATGCATCCCTGCGGAGGCGATTGTCCAAGTGCAATCACGTGCCGATTGCGACCCTGAGTACAGGCCTTCCCCTCAAGGAGAAGAAGATGCTCGATACCGAAACAATTAAGAGCGAGAAGGGTCTACGAGCCCTTGTCCTGAGGAACTTGCGTAAGGAGATTCATCCTGGAACCAAGCCTTCGCTCGACTTCATCAACCATATCCTGAACGAAGCGTTCGAATCCGGTATGGATTACGATCTCACTGACATGCGGTCAGCGATCGTGTCTTTTGCCAACAACAGCACCAATCAGTTCATGGAGTGTCTCAAGACGGTTCAGAACATGAAGTTCAAGTCCGAAGGAGAGACGGCCCCTCAGGTCGTCAAGCTTAAGGACGATCGTCTGGTCTTCTTCGACATCGAGGTATTCCCAAACCTGTTCGTCATCTGTTGGAAATACCGAGGTACCGATCGGGACACCATCGTTCGTATGGTAAATCCCACGGCCTCGGAGGTCGAAGCACTTCTCGGTCTGAAACTGGTCGGGTTCAACAATCGTCGGTACGACAACCACATGATCTGGGCCCGACTCATGGGCTACACCAACGAGCAGTGCTACAAACTCTCGCTGAAGATCATCGAGGGCACTCAGACAGCACTGTTCGGCGAGGCGTACAACTTGTCCTGGGCCGATGTCTACGACTTCAGTTCGGTCAAGCAGGGTCTCAAGCCGTTCCAGATCGACCTGGGCATATTCCACATGGAGCTGGATCTCCCTTGGGATGAGCCGGTTCCGGACGATCGGGTTGAGGACGTTCTCGACTACTGCTGCAACGACGTCGAGAGTCTGGAGAAGGTCTTCGAGTCGCGTATCGGCGATTACAAAGCCCGTCAGATTCTGGCCGAACTGAGTGGTCTCACGATCAACGATACGACACAGCGTCACACCGCCAAGATTGTCTTCGGAGACGATCGCAATCCACAGCGGGAGTTCGTCTACACGAAGCTCGACACCATATTCCCGGGGTACACATACGACCGCGGGAAGAGCACCTACAAGGGAGAAATCGTAGGGGAGGGAGGATACGTATATGCGGAACCTGGTATGTACGAGAACGTTGCTCTACTTGACGTGGCTTCGATGCACCCACAAAGTATCATCGAGCTCAATTGTTTTGGTGACTACACCGGGCGCTTCAAAGAGCTTGTCGACGCACGGTTGGCAATTAAGGCTAAAGACTACGAAAGGGCAAGTACTCTACTCGGAGGGAAGCTCGCCCCATATCTTGGGAGTCCTGATGATTCAGATGCTCTCTCGTATGCCCTCAAGATCGTCATCAACATCGTCTACGGTCTGACGTCAGCCAAGTTCGACAATGCCTTCCGTGACCCGCGCAATCACGACAATATCGTGGCCAAGCGTGGAGCTCTGTTCATGATCGACCTCAAGGAGTATGTCCAGAGTCTAGGGTTCACCGTCGCGCACATCAAGACGGACTCGATCAAGATCCCGGACGCCACGCCCGAGGTCATCGAGCAGGTTACTCTGTTCGGGGAGAAGTACGGGTACAAGTTCGAGCACGAGGCTACCTACCAAGCGCTCTGTCTCGTGAACGACGCCGTATATATCGCCAGGCAGGACAAGATTGTCCCCATCGAAGGGACAAATCAGACAACCTGCGTCACCAAGTGGAAGGCTGTTGGAGCGCAGTTCCAGCACCCGTATGTCTTCAAGACTCTCTTCTCGGGAGAGCCCATCACGTTCGCGGACTACTGCGAGGCCAAGTCGGTAAAGCAGGGGTCAATGTATCTGGACTTCGACGGCATTCCTCAGCCGATGTTCGGCAAGGAAGGCATGCAGTTCGTCGGTCGAACAGGTCTATTCGTCCCAGTGACTGCGGAAGTCGGCGGGGCGATCTTGTGGAGGATCAAGGACGACAAGCAGTACGCGGTGTCCGGTACCAAGGGACATCGGTGGATGGAAGCCGAGATGGCGAAGACCCTCACTGAGGATCAGATCGACATCGAGTACTTCTACAAGCTCGTCGACAAGGCCCGTGAGGACATCGAGTACTACGGCGAATGGGGTCGCTTCCTGGGAGAGGAGACTCACTACGGGGAGCACAAGTTCGAAGATCAACCACCTTGGGAGGATAAGTGATGGCAATCGAAAGTATCCCTCTGTATCCGAAGATCGCAGGAGTTCCTATCCGTAAGGATGGACAGAAGATCGGAGAGGCTAGGATCGAAGCAAACGGGGAGATGATCATAAGCTTCCCTGATTCGATTCTGAGAGACATCGTGACGATGATCCGAGAGGGTTTCGTTGATGGGTTCTCCTTGTCTCCGAACGTAATTCCTGCAGAGCCGAGTAGTGTAAGAGAACGACCAACCATCCCTGTTCCTCCTCCTGGAGCATTTCTTGGTGGTGTAACGCATTTTTCTGTTACCGAAGAAGCTGTATTCGGAGACAACAACACGATCATCATGTCTGGGGCCTTCAAGGACCAGTCTGACGTACCTGTTTTTTGGGGTGACGGTGGGCAGGTCATCGGAAAGGCCCAAATTAAGGCTGACGGCACGGCCATATTCGACTTCTCTTCACACCCTGATGCGGAAGACGAATAGTGGAGGAGAACCAACAACCGACGTATCTCGTGTTGGACGACGGTATGTCCTTCACGGAGCTGCCCATTCATCCAGAGTCGATCCCGATCATGAACGACGGATTCCTCGTTGGGACCGGTATTATTGGTAAGAATGGGCAGCTCACGATACACCTATTCGGACCCCAGGGCAGAGAGCTTGAGAGACTCTATGTCCTGGGTAAGTTCGACACCTTTTATTTCGCACCCAATCTCAAGGAGAGCACGGATGGACCTGCAGAAGCGGGCTCGTGATGCGGTCAAAGCCTATATCCTGCCCCATCTCGAAGTTACGGATGACATTCCGGAGTTCGAGACTTACATCGTCTGGTTCACCAAGACGCTGCAGAACTGGAAGGCACTGGTTAGCACTACGCTACCCGACCAGATGCACTACGAACTGACGTACAACGGGGATAAGGACGAGCTCTACATCGATGCGTACAAGAAGTTCAACAACTCCAGGATCGAGAAGTTCGAGGCGTCATATCTTCCGAGTCTGACAAGGGATTCGGACATCATCAAAACACATGCTCAGACCTGGTATGTGGACCAGTTGGGTAAGATCGATTCATCGCACATGATGCGGTGGATTGAGAACGAATCTGTTCTGATTTGTTCAGCATGTAATTTATGTTTGTGTCACGCAGACCTTGTCGACCTCACTAGTCCCTGTGCTCGAAAGGTGTCCTGACATGGCTCTGCCTGATTCCCTGAAATTCGAAGGCCGCGATCTCCTGTTCCGTAACTTCGCCGGCAAGGAGGGTCAGTACAACAGCGAAGGCGATCGTAACTTCTGCCTCAAGCTGACCGAGCAGGAAGCCCTCCTCATGATCGAGGACGGTTGGAACGTCAAGTACCGGAAGCAGCAGGATCCGGACGACGAGCCACAGCCCTACCTGCCCATTACAGTCTCCACCAAGTTCAAGCCGTCTCGGATCGTCCTGATCACCGCGCGACGCGACGGAAGCCTTGGTCGAACGACCCTCACCGAAGACATGTTCATGTTCGTGGACTGGGTGGACGTTGCCTGGGCTGACCTGATCATTCGACCTTTCGCTTGGTCAATGCGGGGTAATAGCGGTGTCAAGGCCTACCTGCAGACCATCTACGTCCGAGTCAAGGACGACGAACTCGACATGAAGTACGCTGACGTGCCCGAGGTGGACATGGGTGGCCAGCAGCTGGAGCTGGAAGCCGCGGACCCGACCGTGATCGAGTACGACGGTCCGGTCGATGAGCGTGATGTTATGGAGCTGGAGCGATGATGGGGATGTTCATTACCGCTCTGTCCTTCGAGGCGCTGCTCATTTTCCTGGCCATGATCATTGGCTATGTGCTGGGGACACTCAAGGAGAAGAACGAAGAACCCGGTGTCACGCACACCGAGAACACCTTGTTCACGGTGTTCCACGAGCTCCGAGCGGCGGGTATGACCGACAACGAGGCTCAGGACACGATCATGCGGATGCAGAACGAGGGTATCCTATTTCGGGAGGTAGCGAAGTCGTGACACTCTTTGAGATGCTAATGAAGGGTTTCTACACGCTCACCATATTCCTGATCGGTGCGGCCCTCCAAGTGATCGCCGTCATGCGAGAACAAGGATTCGATTTCAGAGAGGCATCGAAGTGACTTTCGAAGAACGAATTGTCCTTATCTTCGGCGCCCTCGTCTGGTTCGCGGTTCTGACCGTCGTTTTCAAGATCTCGCACGACCTTATTTCAAGCTGGTGGAAAGGTAGGAACAAGTGACACCCTGGTTGTACGAACGCAAGGCTTTCCTCGTCCAGGCGGCTGCGGTCACTGCAGACAATATGCAGGATGTGGCCGAGTGGTGCGGAGGACAGGTTCTCGACTGCCCTGACAAGTACCGACGCAACGGAAAGGATCGGTACGTCAAGGTCCCGATCAGTGTCCCTCCGACGATGGTGTTCAATGAGCGCCACGGGATGGCCATGATCGATGACTGGGTTGTCTTCGGCCAGTTCGGAGCTAGGGGTACGGAGGGCTGGAAGGTATATAAGCCGCGGGCCTTCGAGGCGGGCTTCTCGGCGGTGACTGGAACGAATCAGCCAAGTCCGGTCTCTCCAGAGATCAAAGCTCTCTTCGACGAGATCGAGCCACCTTGCGGTTTGATCGAACATACGCTCGACCACGAGCCGTGTGTCCTTGGACAAGGGCACCTGGATGGCAAGCGCAAGGTCGGCTGTCGCAGCTTCTCGGATTACAAGTACGCCTAGGTCGCACGATTTACATGGGTTATAGTGAGAGGAATGCTCTGTTACTATCCTGGATAGTTATATACAGAGCATTCCTTTCTCTTTTCCATTTTCCGTACTACCTAAGGAGACCCCTATGACCGACGATGAGATCATCGGCGAGCTCGTGGGCAAATACTACACTATGGACGCCGCGACGGAGAAGCTCCTGTTCCAGGGCAAGGAGCTCCAGAACGGCATGACCTGCCTGGTGGCTCCGTCCACCTGGCGCCGGACCCTGGTTGAAAACCCGGGCGAGGAGGAGTTGGAGCTGATCCTGCAACGCAATCGCTGGTTCGTGGTCTCGCACCTGGAGGTCACCAATCTGTCGGTCGCGTTCATCGCGACGTACTCAGACGGCCACATGGTGAAGTGGGAGATGGTCAACAGCATCCCCTGGTACGTCAAGCTGGACTCGATCCCAGTCGAGCCGGAGCCGGCGTACCGAAGCGGTGTAATCGTCGGTCAGTACTCGGCTCGTGACAACATCGATGGAACGACGTCGATCTACATCACGGAGCAGGACGGCGCCTTCACCGAGTTCATCGTCGGTGCGTTCTCTGGCCGTGACGTGGTGTCGCAGCTCCTCGACAAGACGCTGCCTCCGGTCAACCTGAAGCACTTGTTTCAGGATACCAACAACCAGGCGAGGATTTCTCGTAACGATCCGGCGTGGGCGATTCAGAACCTGTCGAGGCGTCACAACCCCACTCCGCCGTCTGCAAAGGACTTCGGGTGGGCTGAGGATCCGGACGCGACACGTACCGACATCCCGGTCTACAAGGAGCCGGTGATCGAGGAAATCGATCCGGAGCACGAGACGCTGGTTCTTCCGTTGAAGGATCAGACTCGGTGTACGTCGACCATGAACGGTCTCGTGGATCCTCGGATCGTGCGTCGGTGCGCCAAGGATTTGGGTCACGTTGAGCAGGGCGACCTTGACCACATGTCTAAGAACGGGGTTAAGTGGACTGAGAATCCTCAGCCAGTCGTGAAATGCGGCTTCACTTGGAATAACACCGCTCTAGGTGGGGTCGAGCGAATCTATATCTGCGCCGATCCTGCCGGTCACAAGAGCCCGCTCCACGTGGACGCGACCGGAAGCCAGTACCACGAATAAGGAGCTATCGTATGTATTGGTGGGAACAAATCGCAATCTATATGGCGATAGGAGCTATCGTCGCAGAGATCGGTAAGAGACTCAAGATCAGCATTTTCTCGATACTGGTAATAGCTATGGCTATCTGTGTTATTGCCAATCAGACGTTCAACATCTCCGGGTAAGGACTTAGCCATGAAAGCTGCACTTGCTCAAGCGCGTCGGTACGGAGCGCAGCGCCGTGACCTCGAAGACCGCGGCTTGGAGGAGGACTATCAGCGCGTGCACAAGGCGTGGCGTGTCTTCTGGAAGCAGTTCAACAGTGATCTCGTCACTTATGCGGACTACAGCAAGTTGATCGATGCGTTCTACGAAGGCTATCTGGCCTGACGATTGCGGATTGGACATGGGTGCTTGAATCACTCGTGTCCTTCCCGGAAGCGTCCCAGCCCCACTTATCTGAGGAGAACGTCATGTACGGTAAGGCCACCATGCTTCAGGTCCCTGGCCAGGCGTAATGCAAGACTATCTACATCATCACATCTGGTCGATCTTCTGGTTGGCCTTCGCGGTGGTTGTGATAGGCCTCGTCTATTACGGCGGAGGGAGACGGCCTAAGGACTGATCCACTCATGTGAGGCATGGGGATACCACGGGCCCGTGCCTCGCCAGAGAGTATCAGCTCTCGTTCGAGAGAGGATGATCATGTTATATGTTGGTCTCGCATCGGCACTCGTATGTGTCGTTCTGATCATCATCTTCCGTAATAAGGACTAACCTCATGGAATGGTGGATGTGGGTAATCATCATCGGCCTGTGTCTTGTTTGTATATTGGGCATAGGTGGTAGCCAAGGTCCTGAGGACTGACGGTTGCGGTTTGTGGACGTGGGGAAGCACGTCTGCATTCCGGAGTTGTCAAGAGACTTCTCTGCGCAGATAGGTAAGGGAGCAACATGCGTACTAAGATTGTCGCGTTCCTTGCGGCCATCGCCCTCATCGTGGTCGGGTTCGCCCCGGCTGCGAATGCGGACGGCCTCGGGCCGGCTCAGCCGAACACCGGATGTGTCAACCAGGCACTAGGTGGAGCGGTCGAGAACATCTGGCTGAACGGCGAGCAGGAATACGCGTCGCGCTGGGTTATCAGCAACCACGCGTGTGCCGGTACTCAGCTCGGGATGATCTACGAGTCGAACCTCGGTGGGGGCTATTGCCAGAATGGCAACCCCATCTACGTCCGGATCCAGTTCTTAAATGGAGTTCTTGGTGGTGAGACTGCCACGGCTTGTGGTGGGACTTGGATCCAGATCGGCTCTGAGAAGGACGTCAACGGTCCGATGTTCAGGGTTCTTGCGCGCATCGTCGGCTACCCGCAGGTAGTGGGATCGGCTCAGTACGGATACGGAACCGTCCGGAGCTAGGGGTCTCGTAAGAAAGTGCGTTAGGGGCGATCTGAGGGGCCTTAACGGGTGTCTCAGGTCGCCCCGACTCGGGTTATGTATTTGACTTGTAGGGAGGTCTGATGTACCAGCACGACACGATCGAGATCCGTTGCGAGGACTACGAGGATGGTGGGTGCTCAGGACCTCCGACATTAGGGCCGTGTCCCTACTGCGAGGACATCAATCACAAGACTATCCTCGTGTGGCTCTGCAAGGCACACCAACACGAGAGGAGTATGGACATATGAGATTGTGGAAATGGCTGTGGAAGGCGCAGTTGTTGCCTTGGAACAGATGTCGGGCGGCTCTTGAAAAGAAGGGTGACTCGGCGTACTACGGACAGTGCGATCGTCCTCGCAATCATCCAGGGTGGCATGCCTTGGAGCGGGGATTCGACATCGTGTGGTTCTCGACTCGACTGATCGACATGAATAATGAATGGAGTGACTGATGGAAGTACCAATCAAGTTCATGGTGGAGCGCTTGGCTAAGCTCCCCAATCACGCATTCATCATCTCTGACGGCTCCAAGGTCTACGCCGCGGTTAAGGGTGAACTGGTAATCTTCACTGGTCAGCCTGGCGAGTTCAATGCCATGACCGAGTATGAGATTGGCGCATTCATCCGAGCGAACTGGGACAAACAGGGCACTGCTGTTGCGCCTAGTGACACTCCCGACTTCGGAGGCGCCCGGTGAAGAGAATTCCTGATCGAATTCGCGAAGAAGATCGGCAATGCTATAGCTTTAACCAATTCGCAGATATTGGATTTCTGCACTACATCAACACGGAGCTCCTCGGTCCGCTCGGATACGCCCTTTGTCTGGACTATGCGGATGGGTACGAGGAGCCTACTGGGTGGTCTCTGCATGGTTTCGAGGGGCCGATCGAGGTTGACGTAGACGAGAAAACTAAGAAGAAGTACAGGGGCACCATGCGCCTTCTGTTCGCTATGGCCAAAGACCATGGTCGAATGCCCTTGGAGGAGCACACAGAGTCCAACCTCGCGTAGGGAACACGGGCTATAATGAGACCCCTACGAAAGGACCTACCATGCTCGCTTACAAAGTGACCGAAGAGAACCTCCCGTACATCGCCGCTAATAACGATGGTGTCAGGCCGCCGATCGAGAACGAAGAAACCTTCTTCATTTCCGACCCCGACGTTCCTGACCGCATCATTACCAAGGCTGTGTTCGAGAAGGAGTACCGAATCCGGATCGCTATCAACGAGATCGGCGGGCGTTACGCCGTAGACAAGAACTAACTCAAAGAACGGAATCCCACTAAACACGGGGTTTCGTTTTTCTCTTGAAGGGACAAGAAATGGGGTTTGGATTCGTGCCTGAAGAAGATAGCGTCAATCATCCCTCGCATTACACTGCCTACAAGGACATTGAGGTGATCGACTTGACGGAACAAATGAACTTTAATCGGGGCAATGCGGTTAAGTACATTGCTCGGGCTGGTTTGAAGAGTAAGAACACTGAGGTCGAGGACCTGAAGAAGGCCGCTTGGTACATCAATCGGGAGATCCAGAGACTGGAGGAGAGCTAATGGAAAACACGTGGGCTACTCGTGACCCTGAGACGGGTAGGCATCATAGAAATCTGCACGTGATAGAGCTGCAAGGAGTCGACTGGGTGTGCGTCATTTGTAAGCACAAATTTGATGCCGCGGTAGATGCAGACTTGTTTCCTTGTGGTGAGAGCTGCAAGGGAAAGCATCATGGGGAGACCGTGAGTATTCTGGAGGAGAGCTGATGGATAATATCGTGAAAGAATTCAGTAAGCTGATCTTCTGTCCCGTATGTCATAGAGAGCTGAGGGGATCGACCTCCACGGTGCGTATACCATGGCGCGTGTGTCTATACCACGGTCGATTCGACATTCAGGGCGACAAGATCGTCTGGACACCTTAGGAGGACCCGATGGATTTACCAGAGAACGTGAGCATTGGCGAAGGCCTTGACGCCTTGATGGGGGCGATGAAGCAGCCGCCTGGTCCCAATCATGGCCACGTCTACGTATGGGAGTGGAGAACGTTGACCTATTACTGTGTAAAGGACGGTTGTGACGACGTTCGTGACTGGAACAACAATAAGGTGGGGTGATGGAGACTACTAACGTTTTCGATGCGTGGAATGATAGAGAGACCGAGGTGGGGCATCTTGAAGTAGTTAGACTGGGCGACGATATGAAGAAGTGGTTGTTTGTCGTCGAGGATTCATATAATACCACTCAGATCACCTTGGATAGGAAACAGCTTAAAGATCTGATTGAAGCCTTGGAGAACGAGCGTTACTCATCGGATAGGAAGAACGGGGGTAAGTAATGCCCAAGGTCGAGCTCCACCCACACCAGGAGAAGGCTGTAGGGGAGATGCACAACGGTTGCATCCTCGCGGGTGGAACCGGCTCGGGTAAGTCGATCACGGCTTGCGCATACTACATGAAGCAGGAGGCAGATGCAGATGTCTACGTCATCACGACGGCGAAGAAGCGGGACTCCCTCGACTGGGAGGAAGAGTTCTCCCACTTCGGAGTTGGTTACGCGCTGGACGGAACTCTTGCCGGACGACTCACTGTCGACTCGTGGCAGAATATTGGTAAGTATCGGGACGTCGTTGGGGCATTCTTCATCTTTGACGAACAGAGGCTCGTTGGCTCTGGTGAATGGTCGAATGTATTCCTTAAGATCGCCAAGAAGAACCGTTGGATTCTACTCAGTGCCACGCCGGGAGATAATTGGCTCGATTACATCCCGGTATTTGTCGCCAACGGCTTCTACAAGAACCGTACTGAGTTCAAGCGAGAGCACGTCATTTACAACAACTACAGCCGCTTTCCGAAAGTTGAGCGATATGTGGGAGTCAGTCGACTGGTCAAGCAGAGGAACGACCTCCTTGTGGAAATGCCGTACCTAAAGCATACCACTCGCCTGACTGTCGAGATCCCTGTCCAGCATGACAAACAACTCTTTGAGAAGGTGGTGAAGGACCGATGGCATGTCTACGAACACAGACCCCTGAGGGACGTCTCAGAGCTATTCAGTGTTATGAGGAAGGTTGTAAACTCAGCACCTTCCCGGCTGGAGGCTTGCACCGAACTATTGCAGAAACATTCGAAAGTGATTGTCTTCTACAACTTCGACTACGAGCTGGAATTGCTGAGGAACTTGAAATTCCCGTCGAATTCCTTGGAGAACCAGCGTTACTCGACGGAGAAGTCAGTCAGCAAATGCGACAGTTCTTCATTGACAACCCACCCAAGCGCTGGGATGGATTCCTCGACGAACCCCAAGGATGGCTTGCTTCAGACATCCAAGTCACCGAACTCGACGAAAGAGAATAGTTCATGTCCAATCCACTCACTTGTTGGCACAACATCATCTATGCCGGATACCACACCGACACGTTCGAACAATACCTTGCCTGTATCTCGTGTAAAACCCGTGTCACGGCGGAGTGGGCTCGGAAGCGCGGCAGGTGGGAGTTCGAGTTCAAAACTCAGGTGTGGGTGCACCTTCCAAATAGCAGAGTGGAACGGTCACAAGCACGAGCCAATTCCAAACACTGATCGTTGGTTGTACTTGGTTCAGTATGCGGCCGGCAGTGAAGGATGGAACTGTGTAGAGACAGATACGACTCTGTTCTACTCGTTGAACTACTCATACAAAATGTGGCATCAGGCGCATGGTAGGACAGATCGGTTGAATACTCTGTATACTGTGCTAAATTACTACGTCTTGATGAGTAATTCTCTGATCGACAAAGCGATTAAGAAAGCTCTGGATGCCAAAAGGAGCTTCAATGAGAGCAAGTTTTCACAGACTTCTCATAGCAAATTCACAGGGAAGGTGTAAGCAACTTTTTTACGCAAGATCAACTTCTACCTAAATTATATGGGTAAAGGGTAGCAATGGTAGCCTAACCCGTCCAGACTATGACAAATCGGTCATGATGTGTCCGTTTTGTTCCCTCGAAAAAAGTGCACTACACTTTCAGAAAATTATGTCCTAATTTGTCATAGGGCAATCGACGAAAAACATAAAAAACAGCAAAAGACTTTCTTCTGGTTAACAACTTATTATCTAGAAACTGACCGAAAGTATGAGTTTCTAGATAGTAAGTTTAGAAATTCAAAAGTTTTTGGAAATATTTTTGTGTTTTCCTACTATGCATACAAAACGGACAGGAGCCAAAATGAACCAGGATTGGTTATATATCACTGAGTTCCCTGACTATCTCGTCCATACAAGCGGTCAAGTTTACAACATGCGTAGATCTCGTATAGTAACCCCCACTCCAGTCCAAGATGGAACCTTGACTGTATGTCTCATGCGAGGAGGGAGACAACTACGTCTGACCCTTGCTCGTTTGATCGCGGCGCATTTCCTTCCTGAACCAGCCAGAGATGATTTCAACACTATCATATATTTGGATGGGAACAAAGAGCATTGTGATTCTTCCAATTTGATGTGGCGTCCTAGGTGGTTTGCGGTCGAGTACCACAGAGAGCAACGTATGCCGCCACACCCCAACTTCCGTGGTATTCTGACACTCAACGAGACAGGCGAGAAGTTCGAATCTTTGGTGGATTGCGCAAGGAAGTACGGCTTGCTCCAAAGGAACATCGTTCTTTCAACTCTAAAACATCCGCCAGGAAACATCGTAAGGGTCTGGCCAACAGAATTCACCTTCAGTATTAAATCTAGATAAAATCGCGCAGAAAAAACGCGGGATATAATAGAAGGGATAGGATGTGCCTTATGGTTTCCAGAGAAGGGCCGTATAAAACGCGTTTGAAGCACCGAATCGAGGGAGAACTCCCTGGTAGTGTGATTGTCAAACTCGACGCGGCTGATCTACAAGGCATCCCTGATCTACTCGTCCTCTTTGGTGAAAGATGGGGTAGTCTAGAAGTCAAGTTCAGCTTGCGAGCTCGCATTCAACCTAATCAACCCTATTGGGTTGAACGTTTGAATGCCATGTCGTTCGCAGCCTTCATCTGCCCCGAGACCGAAGAGGAGGTTCTCCATGAACTTTACGCGGCGCTCCAGCCTCGTTGACGTCCATGCGCTCATGAGCCCCAGTGATTATCACTGGGTCAACTACGATGATGATAAGTTCGACAAATCGTTCTACACAAGGATGGATGCCGCCCGAGGAACACGACTCCATGAGTTGGCGCACCGTCTGATCCAGGAGCGAGTCAAGCTTCCTGATTTGCAGAAGACATTGAACATGTACGTGAACGATGGTGTTGGATTTAAGATGGAATCTGAGTATGTGCTCTACTACTCGGACAATTGTTTTGGAACTACAGACAGTTTCATATTCCGAAACAACACCCTTCGAATTCACGATCTGAAGAATGGAAAGACACCAGCTTCGATGATGCAGTTGAAGATCTACGCTGCATTGTTCTGTCTAGACTTCAAGATGAACCCTTTCGATATTCAAATTGAACTTCGCATTTACCAGAATGATCTCATCGACGTGCTTTCTCCGGATGCTGATGAGATTTTCGGTTTAATGGAGAAGATCAAGTATTTCAGCAGGAGGATCGACGCCCTTAAAGAGGAGGTGAGCTCGTGAACATTGACGAAAAGGATTACCTGGCCCACTTCGGAATCCTCCGTAAATCGGGTCGTTATCCTTGGGGATCCGGCGAAGACACTGCTACACGATCTCGTGACTTCCTCGGAATGGTGTCCGATCTCAAGAAGCAGGGCATGAGTGATGTCGAGATCGCCAAAGGTATGGCTCTCTACACCGAAAACGGAAAGCCCTGGACCACATCCGACTTCCGTAATGCCAAGACCATCGCCAACAACGAGCAGACACAAGCCGATATTGGTCGTGCTCAGCGGTTGAGAGATAAGGGTCTATCCAACGTCAAAATCGGCGAAGCTATGGGCCGCAACGAATCGTCCGTTCGCGCTCTATTGGCTCCGGGTAAAGCTGAGAAAGCTGACGCTCTCAAAGCCACTTCGAACATGCTTCGCGGTGCGATCGCCGATAAGAAGTATATCGATGTCGGAGTTGGTACTGAGTTTTCGATGGGCATTAGTAGTACCAAGTTGAAGACCGCGGTGGCCACCCTTGAAGATGAGGGTTATAAGATCCACTATATTAAGGTCAAGCAGCTTGGTACTGGCAAGGAGACATCGATCAAGGTTCTGGCTGCCCCTGGTATTACTTACAGTGAGGTCAGTAAGAATCGTGATCAGATCTCTCTGGTCGGTCAGCGTTCATTGGATGCTGGTCATTCATTCATCGGAATTAAACCCCCTCTTGATGTCCATCCCGATCGTGTAGCTATTCGCTATGCTGAGCAAGGTGGCGCCGCAGCTGATGGCGTGATGTATGTTCGTCGTGGTGTGCCGGATATTTCACTAGGAGCAGCGAACTATGCGCAGGTTCGCGTTCAAGTCGGTGGAACTCACTACATCAAGGGCATGGCTATCTACAAGGATGATCTGCCTGCCAGTGTGGATATCCTGTTCAACACGAACAAGAGCAACACAGGCAGCAAACTCGACGCCCTGAAGCCACTTAAGACAGTGGGCAAGGATGGACCCATCGATACCGAGAACCCATTCGGTACCTTCGTTGATCAGATTCTCAACGAAAAGGGCGAAGTATCATCAGCTATGAATAAGGTCAACGATGAGGGCGATTGGGACAAATGGTCTCGCACCCTATCGTCTCAGTTCTTGTCTAAGCAGCACCCAGCTCTCGCTAAGACACAGCTGAATATGACCTTCGAGAAGAAGCAGCAGGAGCTTGAAGGAATCAAGGCATTGACGAATCCTCTAGTTCGTAAGACTCTTCTTGATAAGTTCGCTGATGGTGCAGACTCATCGTCTGTTCATCTGAAGGCTGCTGCTCTTCCTCGTCAGGCGACTAAGGTTATTCTCCCAGTTAACTCGATGAAGCCCGGCGAAGTCTACGCTCCGAGCTTCAACAACGGAGAACGAGTCGTTCTGATTCGTCACCCTCACGGCGGAACCTTCGAGATCCCTGAGTTGGTAGTCAACAACAAGAACGCAGAAGCAAGGAAGCTACTCGGAACCAGCACAACAGATGCTATCGGTATTCACAGCAGTGTCGCTAACAAGCTCTCTGGCGCAGACTTTGATGGCGATACAGTTCTGGTTATTCCGAATGACAGAGGTGCTGTTAAGCATGCCCCTGCTTTGAAAGAGCTAGGCAACTTCGATGCTAAGGCTGATTACCCACATTATGAGGGTATGAAAGTAATGCATAAGAAAGACGTCCAAGCTGAGATGGGTGGTATTTCTAACCTCATCACCGACATGACGATTCAAGGTGCAAACAATGGCGAACTAGCGCGCGCAGTCCGCCATTCAATGGTCGTCATTGATGCTGAGAAGCACAAGCTTGATTACAAGAGATCTGCCATTGACAATGGAATTGCTCAGCTTAAGAAGCGCTATCAAGGTGGAGCAACAGCTGGCGCAAGCACTCTCATTTCGAGGGCCAAGTCAGAGGTCCGAATACCTGATCGGAAAGCACGAACAGTTGGCAAGGGTGGGCCAATTGATCTTAAGACTGGAGAGAAGAAGTTCGAGGAAACTGGTGTCACTACAGTTCGCCGTAAAATCAACAAGAAGACTGGTGAGGTAACTCTAGAAGATACCCCCAAGCTGATCAAGTCGGTGAAGCTGGCTGAGACTACTGATGCCCATACCCTGTCGTCCGGTACTCGTATTGAACAGGTGTATGCAGATCACTCGAACAAGCTCAAGGCATTGGCTAATACAGCACGCCTTGCCTCTGTCCATACCAAGACTACAAATTACTCCCCCTCTGCTAGCAAAGTCTATGCTTCTGAAGTAGCGTCCCTTAGTCAGAAGTTGACCACCGCTCTTGAGAACGCCCCCCGTGAGAGACAAGCCCAGCTCCTAGCAAACGCCATCCTCTCCCAAAAGAGGGCGGCTAATCCGGAGATGGAACCATCTGACGTCAAGAAGCTCAAAGGTCACGCGCTTGCAGAGGCCCGTATCAGAACCGGTGCCGATAAGCAACGCATTGAGATCACAGATCGCGAGTGGACTGCAATTCAGGCTGGTGCAATCAGTAACGAACGTCTAGGTCAGATCTTGGCTAACACAGATCTAGACCGCATCAAGGAGTTGGCTACACCACGCACTATAACAACCATGACAAGTGACAAGAAGCTCCGTGCTGAGGCCATGCTCATGTCTGGGTACACCCAGTCTGAGGTAGCAGCACAGCTAGGTGTCTCTGTCAGTACCCTACAGAGAAGTGTTAGTGGGTGATCATGATGAGTACCACCATGCTTACCACAGTGGACAACCCGTATGATCCACTCACTGAGTTCACTGACTGGTACGCCTTTGACGAGGCACATGGATACCATACATCAGGTATGCTTGCGAGGATCATGAAGACGTCTGATGAGCTGTCTGATGCAGACAGAGAATCAGAGAGAATTCGTGCGATAAAAGAAGTTTTAGAAGAAAATGTTCTTGGACTTTGGAGAGTTTTCGAGTCTCCTTGAGTTCGATAACATTTTTTAGGTAAGGGGGAGGGGGTCTTCGCAAAAGTAGACCCCTTCCTGCATCGCCGCTGTCCTCAAAAAATCCCCGGCGGGCATTTTTCCCCGGAGCTTTCCAACCCCAGCACGAGAAGGAGATCAGACAATGCTGTTCAAGCGGGGCAATGCTCCCCTGCAGGCTGTGGTTACGCCCGGGGCTGCCCGTACAGCTAGGACCCAGCAGTTCAACATCAACCTGTTCAACGCGAACGGCACGCCGTACCTGCCTCTCGTCGCCTCCAAGGCGACGCACCAGGCCGATACGGTGGCTGCAGACCTGGCAGCCATGAAGGTGGACTTCAACGCCCTTCTGGCTAAGCTTCAGGCTGCCGACCTGATGGCGTAAGGGTCTCAGAAAGTAGTACTAAACTATTCGGGAAGGAGTTGAAACTGTGGCATCAAGACGAGTAAGTGAACCAG